GATTTGTCCTTTGGTATAATCATTATATCTCCATCAATTCTGATGTCGGAAAAAATTCTCCGCGTTTATACATTGTTGGTGTGATTTTGTTGCACCTATTTATCTCTTCAGAAGACATATCTTTTAGCAGGTTTAATGAACCCAGTACAAAGTCCGGGGCAATGGCTAAGATTCTTTTATATAAGCTAGCAACGGTATCTCCATTTAGCACTGGGTATGTAATTTTGCTTATTATGGGGCCATAGTCTACTTTGTTGGTCATCTTGTGGATTGTTAGTCCTTGCTCCGTTTCTTTATTCTTTAGCGTGTAATCTAAAATATTACAACCGCCGTAATGCGGTAAGATTCCCGTGTGCAGATTGAAGCAGTTGTTAAAATCTTTTACTATTAGGTCGTATTGTATAGACAGCTTTATGTCGCACGGTTGGTCTATACATACTTCGGGAAGATTTATACTGCCCACCTTCGTTGGGTTTTTGCTTGGGACATAACCGACCAGCTCATATTCTTCTGACAATCTATCGACGACAAGCTCTGTAAGCAGGGTTGATCCCAATATTAATATTTTTTTGATCTTCATTAATCACCCCGGAGCTTCATAGTATCCTATTTCAAATCCGTCCCTTGTGCATCTTTCTACTGTATCGTCGTGGCCAAAAGCCTTTAGATGTTCCTCAACATGTTCGCACATTGAAATGTTCGTTCCCGGCCAGTTGTTTTTATAGAAGTGACACAGCTTTGTACATTTAAAATGTGATCTTTTTTGTGATATGGGCTTAGGAAACTCGTTATGTTTTATTTGCTTAAATCTTTTTTCTAACATGCCTAAAAACTTCTCTTGATCAGACTTGTCAAAACACATACTGAATGGGCCGCCATCTCTAATATAATATATCGTCATAATCGCCTGTTCATATTCGGGAAAAAGTTTCGATATAGCATAATTATACAATAGGAGTTGCGGATCGTCAAGTAGTTTTTCGTAAGTTTTTTCTTCTCCCGTTGCCCAGTTTAGTCTTCTTCCCGTTTTCCAGTCTACAACTTCTATAACATCATCCCCAACCTGAGTCACCAAGTCAATGGTTCCCTTGATCGCAAGTTGTCCCTCAACCATTTCGCCGTTGGGCATTTTGTATTTATACTTTGCCCACTCCTCTTCGATTGGAATATCGAACTGAGGCTCCGAAGCAACGACATTTCTGTTTCGGGGATCAAATTGACCATCGTTATATGTCAGGGCATCATCTACTAACTTCTTGCAGAACTTCATATCTGCCCCAGTATAGTTATGGACACAATCCTTTGTGTAGTATTCATAGCTCCTGTCAAGTAGTTCTTTTACAAACTTCTTTGTGTATAGACTTCTGCTTGAGAACTCAATATCACCTATACCATCGTCAGTGATAGACAATCCCGTCTTCTTCCCTTCCTGTAGTTTCTTTTTACAGGAACCGAGACACTCCATGACCTTGTGAACTATTGTCCCTAGCTGGGCTTTTTTCCCAGACGTTGACTGATGGCCCAGAGCATATGTTATAAAATACTGCATTTGGCAGTAATCATAATTATTATACGAGGAGCTGCGGATGTATGTTACTATCATTAGTCTTCCTCTTTAAATTTGTGTATGCCGCCTACTAACTGAGGCTCCGGCATTGGGGGCTCTGGCTCTGGCTCTGGCTCTGGTTTGATTTCCGACGCAAGCCATCCCCATTCGTTTAATAGTTTAATAATTTCAACATTTGTTTCATGTATAGAGAGGTTTGAATTATCTACAACGGCGTCAAAGTCATTGTAGGAAGACAATGCACACTCACTCAAGTGGCTGTCTTCATAAGGGCTTCGCGTCAGCCTTATAACTTTTCCGCCAGAATCTTGAATTGCTTCGGCTTCATTGGGAAACCTGCAATCGTCCACAACAGCTATAAGTGGTTCTTCAAATTCGATATCTTTAATGAGTCTAGCACGCCAAACATCTTCATAGATTTTCCTACAAATATCAGTTCCGAAAAATTGTAAAAATTCTCTAGCTGTTACTCTTCCCGGCTTGTGATACTTTAGCACGCCTTTGTCTATTAGCTTTTTTATGTCCTTTTGACTTGCAAGCTTTTCATCCGTGATAACCGCTGGCATTTCTTCCCACCTAAAAATCGTAGAGCTATTTTTCTGGCTATCGGTGCCATAGGCTTGATCGGTTTTTATTTCAAACAGCCCAGTACTTATCTGCTTAAGAGGGGAAGCAAATGAATAATTTTTAATGTATGGCCACATGCTGTATGCCGCCCATTCTGCAAATTCCGGATCTGACCTATTGACATCTAGAATAGCGTCTCCCTTTTCAGCTTTTCCTTCAGCATTTATTACGGTTGTCTTAACAATAAGATCGCCATCTTTTGTTATTCCAAAGTCGTCTATAACACGGTGTGCTCGTAGCTGGTAGCCATGAAGGAAATTAGTACAAGTGCTTTTTCCAGCCTGCTTACTTCCAGCAAATGCCAATATTCTACTCTTCATTAAATAAACCTTTCAATTGGGGATATAGTTCTTCTTTTATTTGTTCTATGGACATTTCACCTACGTCTTTTGTTGAAATGTTTGGTCTGTAATAGTTGAATCTTCTTCCGCACTTTTTCATTATTTGATTAAATGCTTTCGTACCGGCTTCATCCGAGTCTGTGAGTATAACTACATTGAGTGCTCCGCTTTCTTCTAGCAGTAGTAATTGGTCTTCGTTAATGCTAGATCCAAAAATTCCCACGCAGTTTTTGATACCCGCTTCGTGCATCCTCCACACGTCCCCTTGTCCCTCTACTAATACGACGGACAGTGATTTTTTTATGTATTCGCTAGCTATGTTAAGTCCATATAAGATTGATTTTCTAAATCCTTTGCTATGTAACCACTTTGGATTCATGTTGTCATTTACAGATCTTCCAACACAGCCTATATAATTATAGCCTTCATCGTAGATTGGGACAACAACTCTTCCGGACATTGGTCGATTTTTCTCCAAACAAAAACCAACATCAAATGTATCTAGCGTTTGTGGTAGATATCCTCTTCCTATATAGTATTCTGCGGGTATCTGTATTTTTGATCTTATTTCGTCTCTAGATATACTGGGAATATTTCTATCTATTTTTCGATTAAAGACATCTAATACGTTTAAGCTTCGCTGTTTATGTTCTTCTATCTTGTCCAGATCTTCAATACTCATATCAAAGAAATTGGCACAGTATGCCGCAGCTTCATTTAATGAGATGCTTCGGTTTCTTCTGTGTGACAACGTCCCCCTAACAAATCCCAGTAGGCTGTTAGTAAACTCGTCCTCACAATGATTTGTCCAACATTGCCAATTTCCTTTAGACGTTAGCCCGTCAGTAAAGATACTACATCCTTCTGGGTTATCTCCTCCATGTACTGGGCAAGCAAAAGAAAATCTATTTGGGTACTCTACATACTCTATCTCTAACGACGTAAGTAGCTCAGGCAACCTATCAAACAGATTTTCACATATCTGAAATATCTGATTCTTCGTCAAGCTCTTCATTTATCTCAAAACCTTCATTTCTCGACCTGTTTTCAAGGTGTATCTCATTTCTAGTACTACCTTCGTCAATTCTTCCATATTTACCAAACATTTTCATGCTTATATAGTCACCGTCATCAAGACCTTCTCCGTGTCTAGCAACGACTGGTACAAGTTTTCTGTTTCCGTGATCTACTCCATCATCGGCAATTTCCTCGTCTGACTTTAGCTTAAAGATAGAGAAGCTCGTACAGAGCCATATCAGTCTGTCAGATCCAGAAACAACGTCTGTCGTTTCTCTTGTGATACCGTCTCTATTTAGCTGCACAAACGCCAAGCATGGAACATCGTATTTAACCATAAAATTGTGAAGCTTTGTAATCTGAAACCCAAGAACCTGATATTCTTGCATTGAAGAACTAATTCCCTCAGAACCCATAAGTTTAAGATAGTCATATACAATTAAACAATCTTTTGTTTGTCCATTGTCGTCAAAGCCTACGTGCTGATATATCCATTTACGCATTTGGCTTAGTATGTTTTCAAAGGATTCTCCCGCAATACTAATATAGTGATAGGGTATTTTCTTTAGTTTATCACTAGCTGCCAAGACTTTTTCTTTGTCTATTTCGCTCTCAGCAAACCTACCCGTGGTGATCTTGTTTATTTCTACACCAGAAAGGCACGCGAGCATACGGTTGTGGTGGTCTTTTTTAGACATCTCCGTGTCCAAAACCAATACGGGAATATTTAGCTCTCCGCTCACATGCATGGCGACAGCGTCTCCAAACATGGACTTACCAACCTTTGGTCGTGCGGCAACCAAGTCAACACACTTCCTTCTTAGTCCGCCGCCAATAGCTACATCAAATCTTGGAAACCCGCTGGGGATGCCAGCAAAGTCCGATGGGTTATCTATAAGGTACTGTACATACTCGTCAAGATCTTCACCAATCAGTTCGGTCTGCTTACTGGAACCTTTATAGATATCGCCAGTCGCATCCAGTATTGGTTCTTCCACCTTGGATATTACATCTATAATGTCCTCATCACCGGTGAGTGAGTCTAGATGTTTTTCGCAAGCCTTAAGTGTTTTCTTGAGATCTCTTGCTAGCTTAAGCTTTGCTAGCTTAGAGGCGTGGATGCCTATGTTATCTTTAAGTATTGGGAAGTTAAATAGGGATCTAATGAACCCTATCTCATCTTTGGTATTAATCTGATCGTAAATACCAAGATCGTTTCCGGCAGACAATATTGATGAAAGCTCAACCTTAGACGTGTCAAATATTGACTTTTGTACACAGCTAAAGATAAGCTGATTCATCTCATTGGTAAAATGATCCGACTGAATAAAATCTATCTCTAGATAAGCGTCGAGGCCATACTGACAAAGAGCCGCTATGACAGCTCTCTCAGCCGCCATATCTTCAAGTTTTTTTGTTGTTATTTTGCTAGACATTTGTCACACGTATAAAATTCTCTTGCGTGGGTTGGGTGTACGGAAAAGTCTTTATTACATCTCTGACAGTGTTGATCCACGTATTTTACTGTCGCCCTTCGTCTTTCAGTTGGCTGAAAGTCTGGTGTTGTAATGTCTCTGGCGTCCTTACCGTCATCAACAAACTCATTTGATCTGTTCTTAACTTCATTTACAGGTACGCCGCCTTTTCTAGTTTCAATAGCGTCCCCTCCAATGATGGGGGAAAGAAACTCAGATTCGTTCTTGTTGTTAGTGGGAGGTGTTTTCTTTTCTTCTACTGGGGGCTTACTCTCCTGCTCCAGCAGGTTATTTGCTAAGGATATCAATTCAGCATCGTTTGTGGCGATAGCGTTTTTTAATAGTTTCTTGGCTTCTTCAAGTCTGTCCACACTTATCTCCTTCTAGATAGGTTTGTTAAAATGTTTGCCATACTCTGTACTCTGTCGGCTTTGCCGCTCAATATTTTAACCCTAGCCTCAGCGTGATTTTTCACCTTCAATATTTCAGATGCTAGAGGGTTTTCTCTTATCGCAGAATAATATTTCTCTTGCCACTTGGTATATTGTGATCCATAGTTATTCATCACTGTAGATATTATATACCAAATACTGGAATCTGCCCATTCTAAAATGATACTTTCTTTAGCTTTCTGCGTTTCTATGTACTCCGAATAAGCGTATAGTTCATATGCATATGAAGCCTGAACCTCCGATGACAGAGATTTTATGTCTTCGGTTTTAAGGTTGAGTATTATTTCTATCTCTTCGTTTTCTTTTACTGTAGCGATACTCTTGGACGATTTCCAATCTTCTACGGCATTTATGAATTCATTTAATCTTTCTTCGCCACTCATCTATATCCTCATTGTAATTAAATTCTATTAAGCGTATATCGTTAAGCTCGCACCACTCTTTTTTTTCTGAGTCCCTTGCTTTGGCTCTATAAAATGACAACTTATCTTTGTAGAAGAATTTGTTAAACTTGTAATGCTGTTCGCCATGTACTTCAACAATTAAATTTCTGTTTGGTATAAAAAGATCAGCCCTTAATGTGCTACGCCTTCTTTCTGTTTTGCTTCCGGGTAGTGAAACCTCTTCTAATATTCTATCATACGGAAACAGTTTGTCAAGAAGTTCTTTTGCTTTTTTGTGTAGAGATGATCTGCTAGACGCCTTTGCCTCGCTAGCCGAGGGATTCCAGCTATACTCTCTCCCATCAAGACCCTTTATGTTCACTATACTTGTTCCTTAAAATCTCGCAAGTTTCTGTCCAGTCGGATACGTGGTGAGACACATCCGCCTTAGAGTATATGGGAAAATCATTTCCAGAAGGCTCACATCTGTCTCCAAAGAATACAGTTTTTCCAACCATGTCCTTAAGTGCCTGAGATTTGTTTTTGCCTTTTGGGTAGATGTCTATACTTATCTCTCCACCTACTGAAAACTCTAGCTTGGGATACGCAAATGAAAGCGACTTTGCAATTCTTTCTCTCTCTCGAACTGTATTATCCCATATATGGTACGCCTTGCGTTGTTGGGTTGTTGCGCTCCTACCCAGCGTGGTAAAGTTTACCATGCCAATACGCTCTTCTATGTTATTTCTAGCTTTTCCAAACCAAGGGCTTTTTTCCATAGCTAGCATAAGATCTAGATGCAGATAGGCAGACATTTTCCATTTGGATTCTTTTGTTAATTTACCATTTTTATATAGCTGGTTTCCGCAACACTGGTAAGATCCATCAACCAATCTCCATAAAGGAACCCCAACTTGCTCTACGGTTTTATCCCTATCGGAGCCAGTAACAAAGAACACCTTATTATTTAAGGACTGCTGGTATAAAACCCAGTCTGCAAATATGTGTTTAAAGTTATCGTCTATTTTTTCCCTTGACGGAGTTAAGGTTCCGTCAATATCAAACAGGTAATTAATCATCCTCTTCTACCTTTTTACCATCTCCATCAAGCGTTACCCACCCACATCCTTCGCACAGGCAGAAGTATCTTTCATGCTTTCTGACAATTCCCGCAAACTCATTTTTATCTGCGTGCTCTTCTCCAAACAAATCGGCGGTACAATCATAGCAAAAACTAGCCATCTCTTTTTTTCCTTCTCTCTATAACCTTTGTCTCTTCTCTTTTTAAAAGATAGAGTGCAAGCAATACTATACCCACCTCTATAGTCCATGCCATAACTCCAGCAAATACAGCCTGCATTATACTACAGCCCTCCCCTTTAGTTTTTCCCAATCCTTTTCAGGTCTAACTTCTAGATTTGTTTCCCAAGCCCCACGAAGGGTGTGGCACGGAGTACCCAGCTCTTCCGCAAGCGTTATTATTGAGTTTAGATCTTTTGGAAAACAGCTTCCTCCAAAACCTCTCTTGCCATCAGGCCCCGGAACTACCCAGTGTGTGTCGCCAAGACGGGGGTCAAAGTTTGCGTACTCTGTAACCTTATCATAGTCAACCCCGCTAGCCTCGCACAGCTTGGCAAATTCGTTGGCGACTGAAACCTTTGCCGCCAAGAAGCAGTTAGATAAATATTTTACATATTCAGCGATTGTTGATTGTGTCTTTATTACTTTTACATTTGGAAACACATGTGAGTAGAATTGTTTTAATGCGGTAGTGGCCTGTATTGACCCACCTAAAACAACCCTGTTTGTGTTTTTGAAATCTCTGGATGCAAACCTTTCTGTTAAGAACTCCGGATTAAATACAATCTTGTCTGTGTTTAATTTGCTATTTAGAGACGCTGTTGTGCCGGGGGTTATCGTAGACTTTATGCTAATGATAGGGTTTCCAGCAGACACAACATCAGAACAAACCTGCTCTACTATCGACGTGTCGCAAGAACCGTCTTCTCTCATTGGCGTAGGCACGCAAACAAATACAACATCTGATGAATCGGAAAGCGTAGCTATGCTGTTGTGTGTTGAAAGTTCTGGTAAAAACTTATCGTATGTATTTACCGGATAGTATCTTGAAAACTCTTCTTTAAGAGCCTGTCCGACAAAACCCTGACCAACTATTCCAACTGTTTTAATTGTCATTTATCAAATTTCCTTCTATGTAAATTGGTGTATTTTCCCCAACATAAGCCCCAAAAGTATTGTACTCAAGCCATTCAGCAGCCTCATCGTAGTCTACGCATAAATCCTTAGCGCATATCTCTATCATTTTCGCAACAGAGTAAGCAACCCTTCCTGAATCGAAGCCGCTACAAACCCCAATAATAGCACCGTCATAGCCATCGGCAAAAAGCAAATCATCGCCATAATGTTCACTAAGCTCTTCACGAATTCCCATGTCCCTTGAATCCCTTTCTCCATGTCTTCTTATCCTTGTCCCACCACTTTCTATACTTTTCACATATCGCTTTGGTTTTTTCATTTATTATTTTAGTATGTAATCGAAAATTGTCAAGTTCTTCTTGGTCAATTTCTGGTTTTTTAAATCTCTTTTTCTTAGCCACCGAGCATTTCCTTTATTGATGTTTCGAGGAATTCAACCAAGCTATTGTTTTCTGATAAAAAGGTGTATAGATTATCTTGTCCCTGAAACTTGAAAGCTTTACCCAATGCTTCTTCATCGTCAACATTTAGCTCTGGCTTTATCTTTTTTGCTAATTCTTTGCAATCAGCCATAAAAACACAGTTAAACCAAGCTCCTGATTTTTGTATCAGTCCCAAGTCACACGACAGCATCAAAATTTCCTGTGTCTTGTCTATACCGTGTCCATATCTAATATAGCTTTGAACCTGTCCTCCGGGCGCTCCCATAGAAGAGCAGATTATCTTCCAATTTACTACCTGCCCAATCCTGTCTCCTCCTGTGCTTGTCCAAGGGGAAACAGCCGATACCCTCTCGCCCCCGCCAGCAATCTCCATTCTGGTGTCGGCTTGATACTGAATCTTATTACCACCGTCAGAGAGTTTAGATTTTCCGAATCCCGCCGTGTTTGCTATGTAGTGAGTAATAGCTATAACCAGTCCACGCTGTCTTGGAAGAAGCTGCCCCACCTTTTTTGTAAAGATAGAGAGAATCTTTGGAAGCCCCGCCCGTCCCGGTGTAAAATCGCCGTCAAGCTCTTTTTTGGGAATCAGCGAAGATATAGAATCAATAATAAGAACAGCCCCGTAGTAATCTGGATGGCTCATGAGCTTGTGTGCGGCTTCTAGAAAGTCTTCTGCGGGAAGAGGCTTGTCATCTGGATGGATAACCTTCATCTTGGCTGGGTCTAAATCGTGAACCTCAAAGTTCATGTCTTTTAACCTGCCCTCTACATCAAGATAAATGACGGGACGACCTTCCTTTTGGCAATTCGATGCTATCTGCATAGCAGTGGTGGTTTTCCCGCTCTTTGGATCTCCGGTTAGTGTTAGCCATGAGCCTTCTTTTACGCCACCACCTAGAGCAATGTCGATGGCAGGACTGATGGATATTACCTTGTATCCCTTTTTTTCTTTTAAGACATCAAGCCCATTAGAAATTATGTTTCCATATTCCTTAATCATCTTGGCTAGATATTCAGGTTTCTTCTCTGTCGCTTTTGCCATTCTCTATATTCCTAATCTTTGAAAATAATGTATTTGATTTCTGCGGTGCTCTAGATTTATATTGGGGATTCTCTGGTAGTTTTAACACTTCCTTCTTCTTGCTTTTTTCTTTTTCTATTTGTTCCAGAGCTTTAGATACCCCCTTCTCTACAAAGCGGAGAGCGAGAACAAACTTGCCAGAGTTGTGCAGAAACCCCAGCGAGTATATTTTTTTCGCACTGGGGCTATTGATATAGCGTATAAGAGCCTCTTCTCCAAACTTTTTTATGAGCTTCCAAGCAACACGTACCTGAATCTGGTATTCTTCATTGTGTGACTTGTTCCAAAACTTATATTCTAAGCTACCCTTGTTTTCCCTTTCGCTTTTGCGAATGCACACTTTTTCTGCGGCATATTGGGCAGCATTACATTCCTGTCCGGTTGAGACACTCTTGAACTTTCGGGTGTTTTCTTTTTTCTGATTCATTTCTAAAAATCATTCTCTTCAAATTTTCTTTGGTTAGCTTCCTAGTGGAAACACGTTTTTCAAATTCGTTGTGTGGCCAAACAAACTTACGCACATCTATTTCAGAACAATCGTCTTTAAGTAGAGAGACGGTTAGTGTTTGATATGATTTAGAGTAAGATCCGTCTATGGCTTGGTCTTGAGCAACGCCCCTAACAACTGATAACCCATCAAGACCATTTTCGTTTTCAAAAAAGATCTCCTGCCTAGCACCAAACATGTAGAGTTGCACTTTGGCCGGGAGAACGTTATTGTCTTTACAATACTGTGTCAATCTTATCCAAGGGTTATCAAGACCTTCTCGCTCATAATCTCCGTATACAACGGTTCCATCGGTAAGCGTTATTTGCCAGCTAATCATTAGCTCATGATGGCAAAGCTCCTTCATGTAACTATCAAACTCGGTACAAAGCATCTTAGTCTTCCTTGATCTTATGGATGACCCCTTGGTATCTTTTTGGAGATTCTGTTTTTCTTTTGCTCTTATTTTCATCCCCAGCCATAGAAGCGGCTTCGGTCATTACCGTCACGCCACGATCTTCTTTTCTTGCAAATAACTCAGAGGTGTATGTCGGGTCTTCTTGGTTGTTGATCTCGACATACCGAGAAACAACACTAACCGATCTTTCGAGCTTGTTAGCAATATCCTCTGTACTCATAGACTTATTGTCATCAATAAACGCTTTCTCTTTTTTAGAAAGTGGTCCCTTTTTCATCTTAGGTCTCCATTAAAAATCTTCTAGCTTTGGTAAAATACAATCTGTTTTTGCTTTCAAGGTACTTGGTATAACTCTCGAAAGTGTCTTTAGACACCTTTTTGAATTTATACATGTGAGATTGCCTCCTGCTGGAGGCATACGAAGAGTCTGTCTGGTGTGGATCTAAAAGCTCGTTTCTTCCGTACTTAATGTAGAATGTGATAGAGCCGGTAGAGGATTTTACGAGCTTTGCGACAGCCTTATTTTCTACCGATTGCTCTCCGTTGACATCTAGAAAAGTTGTTTCTACGTTTTCTGGGTCTGGTATATTGAGTTCAGACACATCTTCATTTTCCCATCTAGCCATTGAGTCTCTCCAATTTTTCTTTTAATGTTCTTATGCAGTCGGCTTCGGTTGGGCCGGTTATGCAAATTTGAGCCTTTGTAGACATCCCATATTTTGACAACGCCGAATTTCCCATAACGTAGTGGTCAAGGGTTCCATCCTTATTCATTTGTCTCACGTCAATCTTTAGTGTTACCGTTGCGTGATGAGGATGAAGTCTTCTTTCTAGCGATTTGCTTTCTTTACTTTCCATCACGTATCCATTTAAGCTTTTGTGTTTCGGTCATTGAATTTATCTTTTTGTGCATGTCTCTTCTTTCCTGACCTTCTCTGCTTTTATTTATACCGTCCTTTTCTTTCCTGTCTGACATTTCATATCTGCCCATTTTTTCAGTATTTCTATCTGCAAGCTGGCCTATTGTGCTAGGCTCGCCTCTAACAAACATTGCCGGAGGATTGATAAAAATTTTACGCAGCGACTTTTCGTTGCAGTGTGGGCACTCGTAGACAGATGGGTCGTTGTGCTTCTGTACTATTTCTGTATAGTAAGCGCACGCAGAACATTCAAAATCATATGTAGGCATTATTTCCTTCCTTCCATTATATACTGTTATAAGCTCTTAGTCAAGAAAATTGCTCATAATTTGGAAAGTATTTTTGAGATAATTCTATTTCTAACAATATCTTCAGATGTTAGTTCGCAAATAGAAACTCCTTCAACATCTTCTAGTCTATCCATACATATGTCTAGGCCGCCGTCAGAGCGATGGTCTAGGTCTGTTTGACTAAGGTCTCCATTAATCACAGCCTTTGAGCCGAGACCTATACGGGTTATGAACATTTTGATTTGTTCATATGTAGCATTTTGAGCTTCGTCAAGTATCATAAAGGTGTCGTGAAAATTTCTTCCTCGCATATACTCTAGAGGACACATTTCGATTATATTGGTTGACCTCGCAGAGTTGTATGTGTCCGGACTAAGATATAGCTTCATCTCTTCAACGACCGGAACAAGATAAGGTGATATTTTTTCAGTTAGAGATCCGGGGAGAAAGCCAAGTCCTCTTCCAGCCTCAACAACCGGTCTTGTAATTACAATCCTTTGAACATGGTCCTGTAAAAAGTGTTGACAAGCCAAGCCAACAGCAACGGCTGTTTTACCTGATCCCGCTGGGCCTGAACAGAAGGTGACATCACTTTCAATCATACATCTAATGTAGTCTGCTTGATTGTCTGTCTTTGGCTTTAATTGTTTTCTACGAGGTCTGACGGGCTGTTTGTTTTTTTGATTTCTACGCTTAGGCAATTTAATTGCTCCTAATAAGGCAAAGTTGGTGCGGGAAGATCTCTAACGGTGGTGTCTCTAACTAGAACTATATCGCTAACATCATTTTGATATGATATAGTTCCTTCTAAGTTTCCACCATCGGTTCCCCCTCCATCATAGCTAAAGTTGGTTAAATAGTTTTTCTTTCCAAGATCCCACACGAAAAAATTGGGGTTTGGATCTGTGTGTTTTTTGGCTACCAGTTTTATCTCTCGGTCTACATGTGGCCAATCTGTCGAAGAAGTAACTCCGTCAGCTTTTGAAAATGTAGTATCCGTGTTTGGCAGATAGCTACTTGGTGAAGACCTTCTGGGTAACGGTTGTCTTAGTGTTCCTGTAAATGAGGCTGTGACCTGAACAGGAAGCACAACATATCTCCAGAGATTTTGCAGCCCTTGATCAATAGAGCCTCGCCATTTCCCAATGTCTGCTATTTCTGAGTAGTCTATTGATGCATCTATAGAGACTGAATCCTTT